CAGGCTAGTTTTTTTCAACATAAAATTTGGTTTGCAGCTCCCATAAATCACACAATCAACTGCAAACCGCCGAAAGGAGTAAACAATGAAAAATAGCTTGTTGAGGTAAACCAGAGCTATCTTCTCAAAGCTTACCAAAAACACTAATCTTTTAGATTCATTTAGTCAAGCAGCTTATTTGAAAAATAATTAAAAAAAACTTTGTCTACCCCTTGACTTTAAACGTCAATAGGCCCATATTAGTAATAGAGGTTAACAACAAGAGGAGAAAAAATGAGCGCTTTCAACGGATGGATCGATACTTTCATTGAGGAGAAAGGTATTGATACCGCTCACAACTTCGAGTTTGACGAAGCTGGTACGTTTCACATCGTAGAAACTGCCACTGTCATTGCCTGGATCAAAAAGTTAGATCCAGAAACAAAAGCCAAGATCAAAGACAACTTTGTCAAGATCGACTTCTTCAATGGAGATCCGATGCACTTCATGGAGTTCATGGCCAAAGGCATGGTCAAGGCAACTTACGGAGCAGCTGCCTAGATGAAAAGGTTAGTTCACGGAACGCCAATCACCCCAAAAAGATTATTACCGCAGCTCAAAGGCAAAAGCTTTTGTGTCAGTTATATGCACCCAGAGCAGCTTGCTGAGTGCATTGAGCTTGTTGGTGATGATGAAATATTGATCCTGGACAACGGAGCTTTCACCGCCTGGAAGAAAGGCATCACTCTTGATGCTGCCTGGTGGGATGGCTTCTATGCCTGGGCCAATGCTGCAATGGACAAGTGTCCTAATGCAGTGTGTGTGATTCCAGACGTTATCAACGGCGATGAAGCTAGCAACTTGCAGCTGATCGCTGATGCCATCAAAGGTGGCAAGATCAAGTACCCAGAAAGAGCAATGGCCATATGGCACATGAATGAAAGTTTTGACCAGCTCGAAAAGTTATTTAGGATTTTCAACTTCGTAGGCTTCGGCAGCTGCGGCGAGGTTGACATTGCCAAGAACAAACCAGGCAGCGCTTACATTGCCAAGATCAAGCAAGCCTGGGCGTTCATGGATTACTGGCAAAAAAAGTATGGCATCGACAAGCCTTGGATCCACATGATGAGAGGTTTGGGAGTGCTTCACAAAATTGGTTTTGACAGTGCAGATAGCTGCAATATTGCCATGAATCACTGGAGAAACAAAAACAATGTTGTTCACCATGTAGCTCAGTTTGCAGACAGACTTGAAGCCAAGGTCAACAACCAGGAATTGAACGAGCTTCCCTTGTTCAATGTAGCAGCTTAGAAAGGAGAAACTATGAGCGCTTTTATCGTAAATCCAAAACACATTGCTGCCCTTGCAGCATTTACTATTCAACCCAGCAATTACTTTTATTGCTACAATATGCACACAAAAAAAGTACTGTTTGACTTCAGCTCTCCTGGCGTAGCAAACATAAAAAAGTTTCACCATGTAAAATGGATAGCCAAGATGCTTGCTGAAGCTAACGTCAAGAGTGTCTACGAGCTTGAGAAAAGAGCTACTAAAGAAGTTTACAGTGCCAAGTATCTTGAGGATCTAATGTTGTTTCCAGCTGATTGCATCAAAGCTCTTGAAAAGCTTGGCACTAACGGCCACAACTACTACTTGAGTGATGCTGATGTTTACAACATGGCTTGCTGCTTAAACTACCAGAGCTGCGAGGTAGAAAACTGGATGCACACTGATGCTTACTGGATCATCAAGGCGATCAAGGATCATGCAGCAAAAGGTATGGCTAGTGATGCTAAAGTTAAATGGGAATGGAAAGCTGCTTAAAGCTTGTAATATAATCTAACCAGGGCATCCTGGTATCTACGCTTAACAATCCTGGGATCATTCAATCCCAGGATTTTTGCTATCTTGGTCCATTTTGCGCCACGATCTCTAAATGCAGCTGAATGAGCTACGGCCCAGATTAGTCTGCGATCAGCTTCATCCATAGCTAATCCCATTGTAATTGCTTTATCTAACCTGGTTATCTGTTCTGGTGATGCTTTCAGCCTGGGAGATTCAAAAGAGTTATATCCATAAGCAGACCATTCTTTGACATAATCTGGCCAATGCACCATCTTCTGCTTTCTGATTACACCAGGCAGCTTTCTTTCAGTTTCAGCTGCTTCCAGGAATAAATCATGCAGCTGATCTATTGCCAGCTTGTCTTGTGATCTTAATGCTCTCTCACTCTTTACGTCTAAGCTTATCATCCATTTCCTTTAGCCATTCTATCTTTTCAAATACTGGTATATGTTCCAGGTTTATAACTAAATCCTTGTAAGCTTCTTCGCTATATCTTCTCCTGAGCTTTGCCAGGACACGCCTTTGCAATTCATCCAGCGGATACCTGGCACTACGCTGCACTGCTGCCTGGTAACTATGATTTGTAGCTTTCACTGTTAACTTAGCTAAGTTCTTTAGCTTAGCTAAGTTAGCTAATCTTTGTTTTTTATTTAAGGAATATTTAGGATTGCTAAGATTAGCGCTAAGCTTAGCACTTCCTGGCTTGACAAAAATTCTACTGTTTTCCTGATTCATCTGTCAACCCCCCATGTATAAAAAAATAATTACCGCCATCCAAATTGTGGTCAGAGTTAGCTTCGCCACAATCCATCCTGGCTAATTTATTTTCAATATGAAATTTTACCGCATCACTTGCATAAAATCTTTCACCTGGTTTTAATTTTTTTTTAAAACTTAAATTTAATCTTGCCGCCAGGTTCTCGTAAAGTTCCTGGTAATCACCAAGCTTGTCAGCTCTATCTTTAAGTATCTGCGCAGCTACTTCTGCATATTGTTGTGGTGTCATTTAATAATCCTATCTGCATGATCTACTTTCAGCTCTTGTTCTCTCCAGGCTGCTTTCTCAGCTGCAAGCTCAGCTGGTGTAAGCGGCACTTGTTTTTTTTTCATCTCTTTATAAATCATAGATAAATACATAGCTCCAGTTCTAAATGATTCAACCATTATCTCCCCCTCAGTTTAATTAACTCTTGTAAAAATTCTTGTACCTGGTCAACAGATCTGCAAAGCGCCCAGAAAACACCAGCTTCCTCTAGCCTATCTCTAATTTCCCTTTGGCTTTGAGTGAGCTGGCCCTTGCGACCTTTTACCTCAATAAATATTGATAACGATACGCCGCAGTATGTCTGATCCCCTGGCACAAATATTTCTATGTCTGGCCAGCCAGCTTTCGTTCCCATACGTTTTTGTTTTACTTTAAATGACACATGGCGATTACCCTCATTCGGTGAGTGATGCCAAACTGATCCAGGCGGCAGCATAATATCCAACCACCTGGCTATTCGTAGGTGTACTGTATCTTCCGAATCAATTTCTACGGATGATAAAGTCATTTGGCGTAACCGCTCCCATTGTTACTTCTAAAATCAAGCTTAAATTTTTTGGATTCGGTGTCAATGCCTGGTTATGATTTTTTGGTAAACACCACCGCCTGGCTACTGTAGCTTCTTTAAAACCAAGTTTTTCAGCTAGTTTTTTGTAACTCAAATTATTTTCTAATCTATATTCTTCTAGTGTCATGTTGAAACAAATATCAAAAATGTATTCTAACGTCAACATAATAAAATAAATTTGACAAGGTTGACGTTTACAGATACTGTTGTCGCTAATCAAAGGAGGAAAACAATGACACTCAAAGAAACACCAGGATATGCCAGTAGGTTTAATTATCTATGGCACTCAAATCCTAAATCAAAACTGAGATGCAAAGCTTTGTTTGACAAAGTTCATGTAAGGCCAGCTCTTGCTGAAGCCTGGGAAATATATCAACAGATAGATGCAAGCCAGCATTTAAGAGATAGTGCCTGGAAAATAATTCAAAAGTTTGAACAAAAATTTAATGGCCAGGACAATGCAGCAATGTGTGGTGGCCGTACTGTTCAAGAAGCTACTGATGCTATACTGATAAACAAAAGAGAAACTGGTGATGCAATCGACCAGGCTATTGAATCATTTAATAAATACAAACCTCGCACCTGGGATGACGGAGCTGATGCAGAAAAAAAAGATAAATATATTGATGAATTGGAATCAGTTATTAAAAATGCAGCAGCTGGTTTGCAAGAAGCTATGGCCAGGGATAACCAGGTAACTGGTGAAATAGAATATTTAAATATTTTACCTGGCACTGAGCTGCCACACAATACCAGGCCAGACTATAATAGGCGTGGAGATCTCAAAACAAAATGGTCCAGGATAAATAAAAAAACTAAATCTGGATTTTCAGCTGGCAGTTTGCCAAGCAGTTTGTCTGGCCCTTTTGAACAAGCGGCACTCTACCAGGTAGCTGGATTCTGGGCGTGTAATGGTAAACTACCGCCTTTCTTGGTCTATGCTAACGCTACAGACTACAGAATTTTTGACCAGGGAAACACACCAGAGCTGCAAAACGATTACCTACAAGACGTTGTAAACGCCATAGTTCGTAATCATAAAACTACAGAAGAAATACTGAAAGCTGCAAAAGACAAAGAACATCTTTTTAGATTAGTTGATCCAGACTTTACCAATATATGTTGGGCGGATCCACCAGAGATAATTGATGAAGCTAAAAAATTATGGGGGATCAAATGATAAAAATGTTTTTTGAAATTCTATTTTTATTTATGTTTTGTGTATTTGCTTACTATGCACTTTGGTTTGGTTGCTTGGTTGACCAAGCTTGCTTTGATAGAAATTTTATTGAGATTTTATAAATGAAATACGAAACAAAAAAGAAAGTGAAACAAGCTATGTTAGAAAAAAAATACAATGCAGAATTGAATCAAGCACCAAACATTCATAAAAACCCCAGGGAAACTGAGCAGCTGGCTTTGGACTTTATCCTACCTAGAATTAAGAATATGCGCCTGGCGGTCCTGAGATCCGTAGCAAAGGCTGGATGGCCGCATGGTATTACTGGATCAGAAATAGTTGATGACATTGATGGATATATTGTATCAGTAAGACCAAGACTAACTGAGCTGCATGAGTATGGATTAATTATTCCAGGCAGTAAAAGAAAAAATAAAAGAGGATGCCAGGAGCTTACCTGGTTAATTACAACCGAGGGCGAGCAAGTAGCGAGGATGAAAGATGAGTGAGCTGAAAGAAATATTAGAAACAATAAACCTTAAAACTATAAATTTAAAAGGCAAAGAATACAGTATGGTATCTTCACGCCTGGAGATATTTAGAAAGCATTTTGGTTTTAGATATGGAATTGTAGAGGAGATTCTGGTAGATGACGGCAAGCGTGTTGTAACAAAAACCAGTATCATTGATAGAGATAAGCCAGAAATACCTATTGGTGTAGGACACGCTGAAGAAATAAGAGGTAGCTCCCTGGTTAACAAAACCTCAGCAATAGAGAACTGCATGACAAGCAGCCTTGGTAGAGCTTTGGCTACTGCTGCTGCTTTACATGGCGGTGAAATGGCAAGTGTAAACGAAATAGAAAAGGCACAAAACAATGAAAAAAATATTAATGAAAATAAAAAAGATCCTCCAAAAGATAAAGAAGATCCTCCAAAAGAAGAAGAAACCACAGAAAAAGACCAGGAACAGTGGCAAAAAATAACTGAGAACTATCTTAAAAATATTGATGAACTCAAATCACAAAGTATGTGTTTGCACTGGTTCAATAGAAACAAAGATGTTCTTAAAAATATGAAAGTAGTTGTTCCCAGGATGTACGGCGAGATCCAGGAGCATTACGAAAGGAAACTTGAATCACTTAAACTATAGGAGATATTATGGGAAACTCACCACAATTTTCAAATACAAATATGAAATTCCAGAGGGCGGTAGGCGCATCTGACGATAACCCTGGACAAAAAGTTAAGGTAAGTATCTGGCTTAACTTTGATAATGGCTGGGATGATGTAAACAAAATACCTTTTCCGCCCACACCTGAGCAGCAAAAATCTATTGAAGATATACATAAACAAATAAAAGATTTGGGGATGGAACTATCAGTGCAGCTGCAAACTGATAGTAAAATGAATATTGCCAGGACCAGGGCATTTTGTAACGAGCTTCGTTACGAAACTAAAGATGAATCTATTAGCGGATTTGATGATCTCTAAAAATTTATCTTGGCAATCTTTTGTTGCAGCTTTTGTTTTCTAGCTAAATCTTGCATCCAATGGCCATAGACGTTTTGAGTTATCTTAATATCGCTATGGCCCATAAGATTTGAAACTGTCCAAATGTCATCACCAAAATGCTCAAGCATCTTACTGGCATAGTAATGTCTGAGATCGTGCCACCTCAAAGTTTTATTACTAACTTTCTTTACTACCTTTTGCAGCTGCTCCAGCCAGTAGCTTCTTCCTATCATCGTATTGTACTTAGTACCAAACACAAAGTTTGTTTTGCCTGGTCTACCTTTTTTAATGTAAAGCTCTTTCAGCTCTTTTAAAATTTTACCAGGGATAGGCACTATTCTATTTGATGTGTTTGTTTTGACCAGGCCCACGCCATGCTTCTCGATTTCGTCATCAACAACAACCTTGAGCTTTGCGCTTCGTCTAACATTTACTTCAGACATTTTAAAATCAATATCATCCCAGGTCAAAGCTCGTTGCTCACCAGCTCTTAGGCCAGTACCGCAAGCAAATCTGTAAGCTAGTCTAATTGATTCTGGTAAATGGCTATCAATCTCATGGATAAAATCTGTGGATAATTTTTCAATCTTAGGCTGCTGCTCAACGATAGGTCTTTTGAACTCAGCATCTAACATGGGATTTTGCGCCAGGCAGTTTCTGCTTTTGCAAAAAGATAAAAACTTATTGAAACAAGATCGCATCTCTTTAACAGTTTTAAAGCTTCGCTTACCTTTTTTACCGCTATTGAATAATGTGGGGAGGATGTAGGATTCACAATGTTCTACAGTGAGATCCCTTGGTTTGAGCTGGCCAACAGTGCAGCTGCCAACATTGATTGCCAGGATTGTATCAAAGATATTTTTATATTTATCAAAATAATCTGGCAGCGGTTTGCCGCCTTTCATATTTTTGTATTCTCTAAAATAAAATGTTCTTAGAAAATAATTATTTTTTAGTCTTATATCCCAATCTTCCCTGGCATCTTGGCATGGGAACTCACCAAGCAATTCTTGTATTGTCCAGTTTTCTATTTGTTTTTTCATACGTTAACTCCTTATACTATATATATAAGAAGCATGACGTATAAAGTCAATCTAAGCTTTCTTTTTCTTTTTCTTGCCTAGTAAATCCGCATCTGCTTTTCTAGCGCCGCCCTTGCCAGTAACAAAACTGCGAACACGGCCCATCGCCCAAGCTGCCTGGCTTGTCTTTGGTCTACTCCCAGCTGAAAAGTACGCCGCCGCACCTCGTTTATAGACCTTATCTAAGGTTGCTTTTGAAAATCTTGATGCGCCTGGTATGGATGAATATTTACCACCAGGCTTTTTCTTTTTTGTCGGTGCCATCAGGATCTACTCCTTTTTTTACTGATACGATTCATCATAGCTGGCGTAAGCTTGCCCTGGCGGTAGAGCTTTGCAGTTCGTAAGATCTCTTTTTCCCTGGCTTTGGGATTCTTTGCACCAGAAACATATTTTTTAGGTACGCCCTTTTTTGTTTTTGCTACTGGTGCAAATTTTCTTTTACCTGGCTTCTTCATTATTTCTTTTTCTTAGAACCCATGATCTTTTTTTGTAAAGACATCGGCAATGTTTTTTGCTTTTTAGTTAAACCTTTTTTCATAGGTTTCTTTGCCATTCTTTTTCCATATGCCATTTAAGTTCTCCTTTTCTTGTGTCGGTTAGCAAAATTTCTGGCAGCTTGAACGGATCCAAACCCCCACTGTTTCATTGCAAGAGCTTTCCTGGTTGGTCTACCCTTGCTATCTTTCATAGGACCTTTCATGCCAGCAAACCTTGCTGCAAAAGAAACTCGCCTGGGAGATGTACCAGTTTTGAGCGGTCTTTTTAAATTACTGCCCTCGGTCCTCTTGAAAAATTTTCTTCCAGCTGCATTTAATCCACCTTTTGGATTTTGGTATTTTTTAGCTACCATCTATCAAACCTTTTCTATATCCATTCAATCTATCAAAGGTAAGCAGCTCACCTCTTGGATCATCAGCTATACTACAATGCACCCAGCCAGTATTACCTCCAGTATAACATTCAAGAATAAGCTGATCGAACTCCAGGTTATCTTTTATGTAATGACAAAGATCCCAGTTAGGTATTCCAGGTACTTCAAAATCAGCCGCCTGGCCTTTGCAATGTTGGCTTTTCTTTGAGCTTCCTATTTGAATTGAAAGTTCAACACAACGAAAACCACTGCTTGGCGTAAATGGTATTCCATAATGATCCCTTACTGGTTGCAAAATTTTCTCACACAAAATTTTCATGTAATGAATTTCATCTGCACCAGGATTGTTATTTATATCCTTGCGCTCAGCGGTCTGGCTTTTAATTAATTCTTTTATTGAAAAGTTTTTGGATAGCATCATGGCTATTTTCTCCTGGCGGTCCTTGCTGCCCTGGCAAATTGTGCTGCCGTTGGTGCGCCCTTAGCACCTTTTTTCCTCATTTTACCACCTCGTTTACGCTTTGCATGAATGTTGGCGTATAGTCCTTTTCTCATAAAACCTCCATTTTCCCAGGTCTAATCATACACGGCACTTTTGTTTTGGCGCTCCTGGCGCATCTGAGAGCCTTATTTTTTCTTGAATTTGTCTAAACCTTTTAATCCCAGGCCAGCAAGTATAGTTACATACAAAACATTCTGATACCACTGCGGCAGTTCATTTAATCTTTCAAAACCTTGTTTGACTATTTCTTCCATGCCAGGAATAAAACAAAGACACATTGGAATAAGAACGATTACTGTAATTATTTCATCACGCCAGGAATTTTGTGTACTCTGGGCCATGATAAGTTCCCACTTGCTATCATGTGTAGCAGCAGTTTTCATAACTTCGGCTTCTGCTTCAGCTTTTGCTTTTGCTACTGCGCCCTTTGCTTTTGTCTGCTCTATTTTTGATTCCATAAAGCTTGATGCTAGTGATGCTAGCGGTGTTAAAAATTGTATCATTTTCCTATCTTGCTCATTGTTTGCTTATGTGCCTGAGTAAATGTTAATGGATTTTTTGTCCTGGTCATTAACTTGGTCATCATAGTCATGTGTTTTTTTGTGTGATGTTTTGAGTGTTTTTTCATTGTATCGGCTTGACGTTTTGTAAGTTTTTTCATTTGCCATTCCTATTCATAAATGCACTTGCTCCCATGTAAGCAGCAACAATGCCGCCACCAGTGATATAAAAAAGATTAGATATATCGGATAATGCTTTAACTCTTTCGAGATCGACAAAGAACATAGCACCAGTAAACAGACCCATAGCAACCAGGCTGGCAGTTGCCATACGCCTCTGCGCTCTTTGTTTTCGTAGATCATGTTCTAGTTTTTTTATTTCAGTTACATGACTTAGCTCCTCATCTGAAACTATGCCATCTCCATCTTCGTCATACTCAGCGTAAATAGATTCTTTCTGTAATTTTTTCTGCATCAATAAACCTTTACCTTTTTTGGATCTACCCTGGGAACTAATTTACAAATACATTCATAAACAATATCTTCATCATTTCGTTTGTATGATTGCTTGCTCAATATGCTCTTAAAATCCATGCAAGATACTGCGCTTCTAAAATATATTCCTTGCTTGTCCATAGCTCCATTAAGACTACAGATTAGAAGAAAGGCACTTACACTCATATGATACCTTTTTTCTTAGCTATTAATGCCAGGACAGTTACAACACCAGCACACAATGCAGTAATTAAAATACCTAAAAGAACTTTTAATATAATATCCTGGATATTCTCTTTTCTTTTTTGTGCAGCAATCGCAGCTTCTTTCCTTTTTTTCCTGGCTTCAGAACAAAACGCTAAATAATCAGAATATAAGTTTGCCCTACCATATAACTGCATAAATTCACGCAGCTGGTCTTGTTTCTTTTTAATTTGCTCTAGCGCCATAAATTCTTCTAGGTCTGTATCTTGTCTACCTAAAAAATTTGTCCAAATACTATTTTTCTTTTTGTGTAAATCTGCTCTTAGTTGATCTTCTGCTGCTATAAATTTGCTGATCGAACTTGCAGCTTTGGTTACATCTCTCGTGTTTTCTACTGTTTTTTTTATGACCGCAAAAGCAGCATTTGCCGCCGCAAGCATTTCCAACATGGCATGACAAACCTATTAATTAGTTTTTAAGTATTATTGATATGAGAAGCACGATAGTTGTACCAGCAGATCCTATAAGCACAGCTTCCAGGCGCTTAACACGATTCAGTAACTCTATAAATCTTTCCTGGCTAAGTGCTGCTAGAGTATCAAGTTCAGCCTTAACAGATTGTATGTTTGGTTTTGCCATTATTCAGCCTTTGCGTTTTTTATGTCATTCATAGTTTCACTGTTGGCAAGTGATGTTTTTAATTTAGTGTAATTAGTATTATACAAGTCTTGAGCATCCTCCAAGGAATCTCTAAGAGAGATTACTTGTTGTTGCCACTTACTTACTTTGTTGAA